TCTGCCGTCTCTAATTACTTTTTCCATATATATCCTTGTTGCTTAAATATTAAGCACTCACAAAATCATAGGTTCTATCAAATATCGGACCATCGCAGATGTATAATTCTTCATCTACTCCTCGCATCAAATAATCACCAGCTTTGCCTTGCTTGTAATTTCCTTCGAGTGTATTCACACGAAAGTCCTCATCGATCTTTTTAGCATGTACTACAATAGGTCGCTTCATGCAAGCGGCCATGCCTTCTACTTGTTCAAATGTGTCAAACGTCTTCATTGTTATCCTTTTCATACTGATACATATTATCGCTGATACCAAACTCGGCATCTAGCTCTTCGGGAATAGTGCGCTCGACATCTTCTGCTGACATTGTGCCGAGTTCATAGTAATCGTCTGAACCATTAGAATACATTCCAGCAAAGCACATACCGGACTCATAGTATTTTGCCTCAACCTGAAAACCCAATCGTTCTAGCTTTTCATAAAAAGGAACAGGTGGTGCCCATGCTGTATCAAATACTGCCTCAAGCGTATCTGGGTATTCTTCATAGGTGTCAACGCTATGGCATTCTGTATCCCATTTGGTTCCCCATTCATTTACGCAAAAATCATACCAGGATGCGTAACCAAACTTCTCGATGTTTGACTTTGTCAATTTTTCGTCTGTTTCTGACGATGCTATTGATTCAGATAATCCTTTCGGTACTGGAACAAACTCATTAAAGAATGTGCCATTTGTCAAAGCGTCGCGCGCACGGATAATCATAGCGGGGTCTTCATGAGTGAGACGAACTGTATTACTGCACCAATTAGGCATATCTATTCCTTACATCAAATCAATTTGTACTTGTTTAGCAATCTGAGTAGTATTCATACTCTTCATGCTAACCATCGTTGGTAATTCTTTGTTTGCTCTTTTAGCAAAATAGCGATCGCTACTCAAACGCAACAACCCATCCCATGCTGCCTGCTTCAAGCTGTGATGAGCATATACATTGAATATATTGCCGACCGTAGTATAGATTCCAAAGCCATCTATAATGACTCGGATCTTCTGTGAATTCTTCAAACCATCAACCAATGTCTTTGTACGCATTATAATTCCTTAGTCAATATAAAAAAGATGTATTGCTAGACCCAAACAAACACCAATACACATTCCTAATAAAATATTCATTACCATGCCAACTCCTTGACGGGAAAACGAATCTTGCCTTCGTAGTCAAGCTGTGACTGCTCGAACTCTGTCAAATAGTCGTCGCCGACAATGTTCCAGCTTAGGATATACTCACGATAGAACTCGTCGTCACTCTCAATCTTTGGACGTAAACAAAAGATTGCTTTGACAGCCTCTTCATCGCCACCTTTGAAGTTCTTAATAGCGTAATCGCTACCGCCTTTGGCTTTCCAGTATTGGGGACACTCGCCAGTACCATCCCAATCGTGAGCACCATAATTTTCGTATACTTGAGTTGATATAACTAATTTCATATATTTCCTTCTTACTATGCCTCAATTATAGCACATTTTGGACAACCTGTCAAGCATTCCCGAGCAATTTGTATGGGTACTATAAAACGCTTGACAGAACACTTGAACGATGTTATAATGCAAACCGATTATTCAGCTCGATATATTACGAGAGTTTTAACATTAACTTTAACTCCAGTATATATTGGTTCATATATTTGCTGTTCACCATCCCATTGATCTTGGTCAAAATCATTATGAGTTTCTTTAATAGGTTTAAATGTTACCTGATTATTAGTATGATGTGATTTGACATATACTGTATGAGGAAATATAATCGAGCCAGCTATTTTCTCTGTAGAGATAGTTAATCGTTTGGCTTTAGGATGATAAACACAATCTTTAGTGTTTAATACTAATTCTCTATTATACGTCATAATTAGTTAATCTTTTAATATCTTTGGGTTTGACAATAAGTATATGCTTGTGTATCTCATCTTCGATCTTGAAAGGTAAATCAAGATGAATAGTTACTGTGGGTCCTTGTTGTTCGTTGATAACCCTGTCATTACCTACAGAGCCTACCCACCTAACACCTTTGTACACTCCAGTAACTCTATCACCTAATTGATATTTACCAAGGTATCTAATAGATTCAAAATGATCTTTTAGACTAGCCATTCTTGAGTTTATTACCTAATGTGAATTTACTTAGAACATCTTTAGCAAGAGAGAAATCATCGACATCTTCTTCTAAATATATTTTTTCTTTTCTATATGCAGTAATCAATTCATTTGCATATGCAATATCATCAAAACTACAATTTTCAAGCCAGTGTCTAAATGTCTCATCGTCTGCTTTCAATAAGAACATTAAATTTCCCATATCTCGGTCTGTCATATTAAGCACCTTGTGTCAATACATACTTAGCCAATTGTTTCCAATCGCCACCTTCTGCACGAATCTTTGTCGTTGAGATTAACGAACGCAAACTCAAGTTCTCAATGCTATTACCAATTGTCTTGATGAATGCAATTGCATCAGCTTTATGCGATGTTGCAAACTCTGGCATAAACTCTGAATCGCCAATCAACACTTCCATGCGCTCAATCTTTTGAGCTTGTGTCATGCTTAAGTCAACGCACATTGCACGACTCTTAACAGCTTGGTCTACACGATCAAGATCCATGTTCGAAATAAACACAATGCTACCTGTAAACTTGAAACTGCGGGGCAGATCGTCATCTTTCATGTCTGCATTCCAGTTGATCCAGCGTTCGCCGTATGAGTCAAGTGCACCCTTGAGCAAGTTAAGAGCAACTGGGTCTTTGAGCACGCTATCGCAGTCATCAAATACTAATACTTGACCATTGCCTTCGAACAATGTGCGATACAGACCTTTAGCAGTACTGTAACCTTTTACAATGCGAAAACTCTTTTCACTATTAATGCGAGCACCTTCTTCGAACTGTGCCAAGTCTGTAGTGTCAATCAAGTTCTGTGCTTTGAGTGATTTCAAAACAGTATGTGTCTTACCCAAGCCGCCTTGGCCTGTGATAATTGCCGATGCGATAGTCTTTTTAGCAACCATTGTCACCATTTGTGCAACAAAGTCAAAACGCTTGTTGATACCAAATTCGTCAACCTTGGGCTGGGTATTTACAGTACCGCTTACTGGTTCTACTTGCAAACCTAATTTAGCAATCTGGTCGCGCACATAAGATTCATGACGTGATCTTGAGACCATTTTACCATCAACAAAACCTTCGAAACGATTCTTTGCTTTGTTGAAAATTACTTTTACACGCATACTAACTCCTGTTTTTGTTTGCTATATATCTATTATAATTGCTTTTGCACATTTGCACAAGCAATAACCCTTTTGGCTTTATGGGTTCTTTTGATTTGCACAAATTTACTTTTCATCATGTCATAATTATATGTGCAAATGCACATCTTGTCAAGCCTTTTTAGTCAAAAAGATTCGAATTTCTGTTGAAAAAGTGCTTGACAGGAGATCAAAAAGAATATATAATCGAGGTAATATTATCTACAATATAGGGATTCTACATGGATATTCAGCCAAAAGATACAAGTAAAGGTCATTTTTATATCAGTTTGATTAAAAGTGGAATGCGAATTATAGCAGGTGCATACTTAATCACGGGTGATTTTGTTATTGCCGGTCTATTGTTAATTACTGCAGAACTATTGGGCATTCTTGAGGAGATGGTATGAACAATAAAGCCGCAACACGACAGCGCATGGCAGAATTAATGGCTCCTATAGAACAACAGATTTTGATGTGCGATAATAGAGAAGATATACTAATGATGGCATGTGCCATGATGCAACGTACTCATGAGATATTTGTAAATGAATTGGGTGAGGATGGCGCTAAAATAATGTATGAAGATTATGTATAAAGATTCTAAATTTAGATTGTGGGTTTTTAGATTATGGCATGAAAATCTAGAAGAAAGATTCCTACACAAAGAAGAACAAATAACTATTCAAGAATATTGGGAAAAATATAAATGGTGGATAAAAAGAGAATATCGACATCAAACACGAAAGAACAAATAATGAGTTTTAGAAATCAAATCATCGATGCAACCGCAGCACGATACACCGCAGATATTGAACAGTTACGAATTGACGCTGAAGTATTATTGCAACATACCGTGGGTGTGCCAGGCTCATCTAGCACCTGTGCATCATTCGATGCCATAGTAATACAGATTGCTTATTTGGAATCGAAGCTCGCATCTTTGTCATTATTTAAATGAAAATCAAAGACGGTGAGACATTTGAAGAATGGTCTGAAAGAGTCAGACAGTTTGAATTTGGGTATGCCATGCAAGCATTGGCACACGGAACGGACGCTGACACAATACTAGAACAGATGTCTATTCGCATTACAAATAAAATGAAACATTATATTCTCACTTGCATCCGAGTACCTTACAGATATGATGTGAATAAAAATAAACTTGAATACGAACAAATAATGAAACTGATATCTCCGGTTGCGGATCATGTCACTTGGGACAATTAAAAATGAAACACACAATTTATTACGTTTTAATCGTGGCAGTATCCACAGCTGCTGTCGCAGTGCAGATACTTTATAACTTACACAGGGTTTAGACCGTCTAACTCTCGATCTGATTCTGTTATCACCAGAGTCGTGCCAGGCATTATCTTCAGCAATGCCTTTTGTATCTCATCTATGGACTTGCCTTGAATTAAAAATGCTTCAGGGTTCAGAGTCCACAAGTATACTTGATCTCCGTGATGCTCAACTCGGCATTCTATATACTTTTCCTGTTCACTGGGTGGAGTAATCATTTTATATTGTGGCAAGTCTTTATTAGTTACCGCTCTAATAAAGCCGATTGCATTCCAAATTATCCACGCATAAAATATGCATTCAAGTAGTTGTTGTATTGTCATATATTATCTATTGTATTTTCTTTTTAATTATTGTCCTATAGCCATGACGTGCGATCCAGCAGTAATCGTTGACCAAGTAGTAAGATCACCAATTTGTACTGGACTAGATCTATTTGTAAGATTTCCTAAGCCCAATGCACCTGCTTGATTGTCGCCCCATGACCATAGTGTACCATCTGTTTTAATGGCCAGATTGTTTCGTGCACCTGAGGCAATTTTAGACCATGTGGTTAATGCGCCAATCTGTTTTGGGCTTGAATAATATGTACTATTTCCTAAACCTAGTGCCCCAAGTAGACCTTGTCCCCATGACCACATGGTACCATCTGTTTTAATAGCCAGACTAATTGCACCTTTGCTAGCATCGATATTTGACCAATTAGTTAGAGCACCAACCTGTACTGGACTAGATATATTTGTGGTATTGCCTAGACCCAATTGCCCAGCGTTATTGTAACCCCAAGACCACAGAGTACCATCGGTTTTAATGGCTAGAGAATATAATTCAGCGGCACTAATTTTTGACCAAGTAGTTAGAGCACCAACTTGTACTGGACTACTTCTATTCGAGGCGTCGCTAAGACCCAATCGACCAAAAGAACCAACTCCCCATGACCACAAGGTGCCGTCAGTTTTAATAGCCATGCTATGATAACCTGCGGCAACTGTTAACCAAGCAGTTAAAGCACCAACCTGTACTGGACTAGATCTATTATTAGTATCGCCCAAGCCCAACTGCCCATAGTCATTTCTACCCCACGTCCACAACGTACCATTTGGTTTTACCGCTAAATTGTGATAGAACCTTGTGGAAATATTTGACCAATCTGTCAAAGAACCAATCTGTACTGGACTAGATAAATCCGTAGTATTGCCCAATCCTAATTGCCCTGCATTATTATTTCCCCAGGCCCATATTGTACCATCGGTTTTAACAGCCAAACTGTGACCATCCCCTGCAGCAACGTTTAACCAAGTAGGTAATGCGCCAACTTGTACTGGACTAGATCTTTTTGCAGTATCGCCTAAACCAAGTTGACCATAATAAGCATTTCTACCCCAAGACCAAAGATAACGAGGCGGAGGATTCGGAGGATCCCAAGTCTGCACATTCATTCCACCAAGAGCAAAGTTAACATTTGTAATTTGCATTTTAATTCTTTCTTATACGTTTGCTGTATTTGTTGATAGGAACACTCTTCCTGTTAATATCCAAATCTTGTTCTTTGAGCAGCATAGTTTTGAGCTACTTGTTGACCAGTCAATGCGACATTGTAAATACGTGCTACTGCAATACCACCATTTAAGTAGTTAGATTGTGTTGTGCTACCGCTAGTATCATTTTTTGCGGCCATATGTATACCTGCATTTCCACTAAGCGGAGTTGTGCCTGATGATATTGTTACCTCTGTTGCAGCCAAATCACCGTTTATATACAAATTCATTTTGAATGTAGTATTATTATATGTCCCACAAATGTATTGCCAGCCAGTATTAAAATAAGTGCTGGCATTATTTGTAGATTCTACCCTCGGGCCTTGCCCTGCCTTTAAATGGTGAAGAACGAATTTATTGCTTACCAGTTGTCCCATTCCTAAAGAATAGTTATAACGAGAATTAGATCTATCAGCAAGTAAACTAAATACTGATATACTGGTATTTACGTTATCAAGATTCCACCAGCCTTCTACAGTATAGCTGTTAAGATCAGGCAATGCATTAGTACAGTACGCCCATTGAAGTGCGCTCCTAGTAAATTGAATGTAGCCACCATTGCCGGAATTGTATATTGGGGGGTCTGTTTTGACTGGACTTACGGTGCCACCATTATACAAATCAAAAACTTTTCCACCTACTGTATCAGTCCATACAGTACCACTACCAGGATAACTTGTAACATCCCCTGCATCAAGATTCAATACCAAACCCGAAGATACTACTGATGGTGGAGGTGGCGGAAAATACATTTGCATTCCGCCTAATAATTCTAATCCCGATAATCTCATCTTATACCTTTAAATTCTTGATATGAGTTTTATGTACGCGGCATTGCACTTGGCCGTTGTAATAATCTTCTGTTTCTAAAACTCGTCTATCCATTTGTTCTCTTGCTTCTAAATAATTGCACAAACCTTTGTTTGGGCATATATGCAGTATCTCTCGTATAAACTTATCCGCACCATGCGTTTCAACATCTTTCTTAACCTCATCAGATGAAGACCAATAATCTCTCCAATCTGACTCAACCTTTAATCTTTTCTTCTTACCCTTAACTACCTTTGTTCTGCGAAACCAAAACAACTTTTTACCTATATACTTGCGATTCGTGGCAGTATTGGTAATCAAGTACACATAACCATAAGCGTCGTCTGGAATAAGTTCTAAAGGGTTTCCGTTATATAGCCACATCTAAATACCAATATTAAATTAGTATTTATACGGTTTCCCAATAGTCGTTTCCGTCCGAAAAGTTATCACCATCATCCCTGGGTGGAACAAAGAAGTAATCGTCGGGATTTGTCATTATATCTTCGGCGTCTTCAGCTAATCCGCCGGTTCCCATGATGCCGGCTCGTTGCAGCATTTGGGTTTGTATAGATTTCTTATATCTATGCTCTTCAGATTCTTCGCGTGCCATGTATGCCGCTTGCTTTTCTGAAAAGACTTTCTTTTGTTCCGTATTCCATTGTCTGGAATTTGCGCAGGCGCGAGAACAGAACTTACCTGGTTTGGTATGTTCTGTGCTGCACTTAGGACAAGTCTTCGTCTTCGTACTCATCCTGTTGGTCTGCATCCATATGTGCTCCGCAGAATGGACAAAACTCTACTTTATAATAGTCTTCGTCAAGATCAAAATTTATCTTGAAGACGGCATCACATTCGACACATTCGTGATGTTGTTTTCTTGCCATGTCAATCCTCTCTTTTTAGTTTCTGCATCAAACACTCGTTGACGCAGGTCAGATGAACTAAAGAAATGATCTCGTTTATTGAAATACAATTCTATTCCTCTTTTCAAGCAAATGTCTTTGCCTGTATATTCTGTATCTTTATATTCTTCACCTAAGATTCTTACATCAATTGGCAATGCCATAAAGATGTCCTCGAGTTCTTTCTCCGTTGAATATACTATAATCTCATCAACATGCTTGCATGATGATACCTGAATTTGTCTCTCAATGATTGACTGTACAGGTCTGTTTTTAGATTTTCTATCTATTGTGGGATCGATTTGAATCGCAGCAATTAGATAATCGCATTGACGCTTTGCCTCTTCCAACATAATCACATGACCTGCATGGAACAGATCAAATGTGGAACACGTAATTCCAATTTTTTTGTTTACACTCATATTTTCTCCACTTCAATGTTACACTTATTTAAAAATTCTATACCTTCATTGCTTCTATAGCTATTTCTATAGAATACTTTTTTAATCCCTGCTATATGTATAAGCTTTGCACAATCAAAACAAGGTGCATGGGTAATATACATTGTAGCACCTGCACCTGATTCATTGGATTGTGCCAACTTTCCAATCGCATTCATTTCTGCATGAATAACTTCTGGCTTTGTCTCATATCTATATGATCCCATTTTATGCCATGGGCCACCTGGATCTATTATATACTGCGATTCTTGATATATTTCATTCTCACAATTATTATCCCATCCAGCAGGTGTGCCGTTGTATCCAATAGATATAATTCTATTATCTTTCTCAACAACCGCGCCGACCTTTAATCGTTTGGCGGAAGACAAAGCAGCATAACCTTCAGCCGCCACCATATGTGCATAATCAAATTTACTCATTTCCAACTCACCATTTTAAATCTTTCCTTAGGTACACCAAAGTATTTACATTTCCAATCACTTTGAGCAAAAAAGTCTAAATGATACCATTCATCTTTATGCTTAATTATTTCTTTAGCAGCATCATCCCAATCTATAGTTGCAAACTCTGCTTGTACTAACAATTTACAGGCTTGCACTTCTTCACAATCAAACCCATCATATTCCCAATGTAATACTTCAAAGCAATTGCCGTGCCTATCAACATAATCCATAGAGAAATCTAATCCCCATTTTGGACGTAATGATATAACTTTATGCACTAAAGGTAATTGTTTTGCCCAATATGTTAGTTCAGCTAATGCTTCACCTTCATACCCTTTTCGTTCAAATAACAAACTATGGTTTAGAACTGCACCTTCTATCTTAGGATATTGTGTAAACCAATCTTCTTTTAATGCTGAACGATGTGGTCTATGTTTTTTATCTTTTTGCCTATTACTATAAGCATAATGTCTTTCCAATTCAGTTAGATCATAACCATTTTGGTCAAACAGTTCCACATCTTCCGGTGTGGGTGTGTATAATATTTTATCAATGGGTTTAGACCAATAACCATTTGTGTTAAAAGAATTATTGGTTAATTCAATTTTCATCCCATTTTCCTTCAGGGCATTTTGCTCCAGGTATCATAGTCTTTGCCCATATAGAGCATCCACATTTATCGCACACCTTAGCACCAATGATAGTAGTAAGATGTTCACACTTGTCGCAAATTTCTCTGCGTTTTAATGTGAAACTTATTTCATTATTACTATTCATTTTATTTTATAATAGGTCCGCCTGTTATCCACAGTTCACAACTTCTAGTACCCGCACATTTAAAATGTAGTAAATTGCAATATCCTAAATCTGCAGATTCTCTAGTTTTCTCTGCTTCATATGCCTCTTTACCCATGCCGCCTTCTATACATTTATACATTGCGTCAGTTATATTGAACGCAGCGCAATTAGCACATTGCATAGTCTTGGCCGTTTTTTCACTAATACCCCATTGCTTAGCAGAAACTTTCCAGTAGTCTCCTGGTTCATCTGGATTAGCTGGTCCATAATGATGTTTATCTATAGCTATTTGTCTATTCTTAACATTGATGTTTAAATTTTGAGTAGCTATAGGGCATCCGTTTTTAGGTGCCTCCGATAATAGTTCTTTAAAAGTTTTCATTTTTGTTTTGCCCAAACATCTTCCCAGTTACCTGTATGTGCTGCCTTAGCATAATCGGTTGCTCTATTCTCAAAGAAGTTAGTGTGAATAGGTGCATTAATCATTTCTTCAACCCAAGGTAGCGGATTCTTTTTGACCTTCATAATACCCTTAAGACCAAGACTAATAAGTCTACGATCAGTAATATAACGGATATACTGTTTGACATCGGCGGATGTTAAATTTTCCATAGGACCCATGGCAAATGCCAAATCAATAAAGCTTTCTTCGAGCATTACCATTTGTTCGGCAATTGTATACAGTTGTCCTTTGAGGTCATCGTTCCATATTTCCGGATTCTCTTGTATATATGTTCTGAATAATTTAATCATAGACTCACAATGCTGAGTCTCATCTACAATAGACCAAGTAACAATTTGTCCCATGCCCTTCATTTTGCCATGACGAGGGAAATTCAACAACATAATAAAGGAACTAAACAGTTGCATACCTTCTGTAAATGCTGAGAAGATAGCAATATGCTTTGCTGTATTTTCCTTTGTGGAATTCTGCAATGAAATGTTAGTAACATAATCATGCTTGGCTTTCATTTCTTCATAAGCCAAGAACTCATTATACATTGTCTCGGGCAATCCCAACGTCTCAATCAAATGTGAGTATGCTGCAATATGCAGAGCTTCACGCGCCGCAAAGCCCAATAACATCATTCGCACTTCAGGCTGTGGAAAGTATGGTAAGTAGTTATTAACATACCCACCTGCAACATCAATATCACCTTGAGTAAAAAATCTAAAGATGTGTGTGAGAAATTGTTTTTCTTCAGCAGTTAGTTTCTTTTTCCAATCCTTAACATCTTCTACCATTGGTACTTCAGTATGAAGCCAATGTGATTGCTCATGCTTCAACCATGCATCATATGCCCATGGATAATTAAATGGCTTAAATGAATCTCGGGTATCTGTAAGATTCGATTTTGTTTTTTTAATCATTGAGGAACTCTTCTACTAAATTTTTTGCTCTAACGCCTACTAGTCTACCAGCAACATTGCCATTTTCATCTATCTTAACAAGTGTAGGTACACTTCTAATTCCAAATTCAATTGCAACTTCTTGATGCACATCAATGTCCACCACTTCAATAGGAATATTCATAGTAGTATTAACTTCTTCAAGTATACTGGCCATTGCTTTACATGGTTGGCACCATGATGCTGTAAATCTTATTACTTTTTTCATTTTTATCCTTCACACGCTAAACAAATGTCTTCGGTTGCTAATGCTTTCAAGTCAATCTCTTCCATGACTTGCCGCTCTATTTTCTTTGATATCTTATCTGCTTTACCAATCTTTTCACTACGGCAATAGTACAATGTCTTTAGGCCTTGTTTCCATGCTTGAAAGTGAACCGCATGAATATATTTAATATTGCTATCTGGTCTAAAGAATAGATTAACAGATTGTGCTTGATCTATATATTGCTGTCTGTCTGCAGAATGTTGTACTACCCAACGCTGGTCAATTTCCATAGATGTTTTAAATACATCTTTGGTCCAATCATCCATCCAGGTAAGGTGTTGCACCGAACCATCATTGGCGATAATGCTTGACCAAATTTCATTGTAATCATCTTGATTAACTATATCACCTTCGCCTGAAAGATGTTTTTCGATAACTCTATTCAACCATTTGTTTTTGTTGAGCATTGATCCCGATAAAGTATCTTGTCTATATGCGTTCGCACGAAGCGGCTCAATAGAAGGGGAAGTATTACCCATAATAATAGAAGAAGAAGCGTTTGGAGCAATAGCAAGCATATGAGAGAAACGGCGTCCAGTACCTGTCGCATCAGGTGCTTCACCTCGTTCTTTACCCAGCTGAATGTTAGCATTATCTAGTTCCTTACGAATGTGTCCAAATATCTTATGGTTCAATCCTGTTGCCGATGCTGATTCCCACGGGAGGTTGTTCTTTTGTAAAAGAGCATGCCAACCGAGAGCACCAATACCAATAGACCGTTCGCGGCTAGCGCTAAATCGTGCGCGCGATATGCTGTCAGGAGCATTATCAATGAAATACTGCAAGACGTTATCGAGCATCTCCGCAACGTCCCGAAGAAAAAGTCTGTCATCTTTCCAATCATCATAATACTCCAAGTTCAAAGAGGACAAGCAACATACCGCAGTACGATCTTTATCCGTTGGTAAAATAATTTCACTGCACAAATTAGATTGTTTAATACTCAGTCCCAACTTCTTTTGGAACTCCGGCATAGCTCTATTGCTACTGTCAATAAAATGTAAATAAGGCTCGCCCGTTTGCATGCGCATATCTAAAATACGTTGCCACAATTCTCTTGCTGATATTTTATCTTTGACTTCGCCGTTATGTGGATCTTTCAATTCCCAAGTATCATCCATCTCAGGATCAATCATGGCACGCTCGATTAGGTGCATAAAGTCATCGGTGATATTGATACCGTGATGCAAATTCAAACAACGCATATTGGGATCGCCCGTTGGCTTTCTCATCTCTAAAAAGATAAGAATATCGGGATGAGATATATCAAGATAAGCAGCATAAGACCCCCGCCTTGTCCGCCCCTGTCTGTATGCCAAACTACTAGCGTCATAAGTACGAAGATGAGGCATAACCCCAACGCTTTTATCATCTGAAGATCGAATTCCAATTCCAATTCCAACTCCTCCGCCCATCATGGACAACCAGTTTACTTCGGCCAAACAATCGACCAACCCTTCTGCACTATCATGTAGATAAGGTAGAAAACATGATATAGGAAGGCCACGCTTACTACGCCCAAAGCTGAGAATAGGAGTAGAATATGACAACCAATGTCTACTGCTATATTCATACAACCTTTGCGAATGTTTTGCATTAGTCCCGAACGTCTTGGAAACATAGGCAAACCTTTCCTGAGGAGACACTTCATCCTCTTTCATGTAGCTTTCTTTTAATCTCTTAATACCTAACTCGTCGAATAGACTATCTCTAGTATAATCGACTTTAATCTCATGCACAATTTCTTGCGTCATCTTTACTCCAAATTTTTATATTTTTAAACTACTGATAGTGCAACATTGCAGATTTGAACGACATATCTAATTGATTGTTCGTCTCCCGCACATTCTTGCGCAACACGTACATCTCTAATTTCTTGTATTAAATAATTTTTCTCTTCTTCAGTTATATTACCTGCTTGACATTGTGTTATAATTGATTGTATTTCTTCTTCTAACGGATGCATTATCTTTTCTCCCAGGCTGTTTTTGTTGCGTTTACTCTTTGTGATGCTGTCTTTTTACCTAACTCACAAAAGGTTTTACTTGCACCGCTATTCATCTTTATTGCGTGACTATGTAATCCCTTGATATTATCTTGTTGCGGATCATTTCGCCATTCTGTATATTTTGCTAATTTTTCTGTGTATGTTATTACATTTGACCAATTGCTTTTTTCGCAATCAACTTTACTTATTTCAATATCGGTACTTACCAAATATCCAAACATAATTGGATCATGTGGTCTGGGCCAATACTTCTGCAAATCCCCTATTGTACTACATCCCGATAAGAAAGTAATACTTAATAAAACTAATAATTTTTTCATTTTATTCCTTCGTATATTATTTTTTGTACGCTATACCATTCTATCCAAGCGTCCATTTTAACTGCACATTCATAGTATGAACTATAATTTACTGTAATTGTTTTTGCCACATCACTTAGTTTTGAGTCTGCATTAAGTTCTTGTAGAT